TTTCTTTAGCTCCTGGATGTTTAGACAAGTACTCTTTGATATAAGTGTCTTTATTTTTTAANTTTCTTTAGCTCCTGGATGTTTAGATAGGTATTCTTTGATATATGACTCTTCATTCTTAAGTCCAGCTATACCTTTTCCGGCTAAATAACCAAGACCTCCACCGGCAACACCTCCAAGTATTCCACCACCAAAAGTTCCACCTGTTTTATAGGATTTAACCAAAGCTTCTCCTCCAGCTCTTGACATGCCATGCCCATCAATACTCACAGAACTTTCATTACCTTTATTTGCCTCTAAGTACTTACCTATTGCTTTGGAAGAGATTTTATTATCACGATCTGACCATCCATATTTAGGGGCAAGTGGATCACGTTCTGTTGAAAAGTTTCTCACATAAGTAGTACGATCTTCTAGAGTTTTTCCCTGTAGACTTAACTTGTATGCGGCTTCAGCCTCAGCTCTGTTTGCTAATGGATTATCTCTTAAGTACTTAGCTACGAATATATTTTTCTCATCGAATCTATTTGTAAGTGCTTGAGCTGGACTTTCATATAAATGTGCATATTCTGGATTCATAGCTAATTCTTGAGGCGTAACTACGAAAGCTTTTGCTCCAGTTTTTCCTAATTGTTTAGATAATTCTTCTGCTTGTCTAATATCAGCTACAGTCTCTACGAATGGTTGACCTCCTTTATGGCTTCCAACTACGTATACAACTCCAGTACCTTTAATTCCTGCAATACCAACGTTTCTATTTCTCTCAGCTGAAGGGATTGGCATTTTCTTGTAAGCTAAGTATCCCCCTAAACCTGCTCCAGCTAACGCTCCAATACCAGCACCTAAACCGTTTTTCTTAACTGCTGTACCTAAAAGACCTCCTCCAAGTCCTCCTAAGGCTGCTCCTAACAATGCATTACTAGCTCTATTATCAGAATCAGTAGGCGCAAATTGATTTATTAGGTAATCTTGTGCGTCTTGTCTATTTTTAATTATAACTATTCCCATTATTTTTTTTACTTCTTTTTACCGCCACCTAGACCTCTAACTGTAGATCCTTTGACATAATTATAACCTCCAATAGCTCCACCTACTCCTCCAATTAGCGTACCCCATTTCTTAGCGGAACCTCTTTTTTCTCTATATACTCTAGCAGCTTCTTCTCTTGTTGCCATTGGGTGTTTAGCTAAGTAATTTTCAACGAACTCTTCTTTAGATCCATGTATCATCTTACTCGCTATTCTACCTCCAATGTATCCTGCTCCCAAACCTAGGGCTCCACCTGCTGTACCTCCAACAGAACCAGTTAATGTCCCTACTAATCCTCTAGCCTTATCTGCAGCTGAGAAATATCTTGTTTTAAATACTAATCCCATTTTGTTTTTCTATTTTCTAATGCCCGTAAAAGTTACCAGAATATCGATAATTATTTCTATAGTCTTCCCCTAATTCAAAAGCTCTATCTGATGCATGATCTTGAATTCGCTTCTCTAAATACTTACCAGGATCTATTATATGAGATAGTGCTATACCAGTTAATGCCCCAGCTGTTTTGATTCTCTTAAGTCTTCTCTGGTAATCTTTTTCTATAGTTTTATCAGTAGCTCTTGGATTCCTGTCTTTGTAGAACTTTCTGTGGACATCCTTTTTCAGTATTATTTTTGATAGACCTAATCCACCTAAATAACCTAAACCACCTCCAGCTACAAGATTAGTTCCATGTCGAGCAATAAGACCTAAATTATCTCCTCTCTTTAAAACCTTATCCTTAGCGTAATTTATTTTATCATCAATCAGTACACTCTTTTTATAATTACTGAGATCATCCACTTCAGAGTCCAAAAAGCCCCGATTAACGTAATTCCAATCATCAAGCCCTCTATTAAAGCTATCTCTTGAGGATCCTAGTATCTTTTTGGTTATTCGTTTGTCTATCCTCATATTCATATTAACTTAGGAGAGCTATATCTCAAGCCCTCACTGTTTTATTTGAAAGATTAAGCACCAGCCTGACCTCTCTTAGAGTATTGGTAACCTTTATATCCAGCTCCAGCTCCTCCAAGAACAGCTCCACTAATAGCACCGATAGCTAATCTTTTCTTCTTAATTTTGTTGTATTCTGCTTGTACTTGTTCATCAGACCAATCAGGATGAGCTTCTTTAAGTCTTCCCTTTAATCCTTTTAGTGTAATACCAGCAACTCCAGCTCCTACACCACCACCAAGCAATGCTCCAGCAGCTCCTAGCGCATATTTACCAGCTCCAGCTTTCTTTCCTTCAGCTAGGTCGTATACTTTATGAGCCCCTCTAGATGGTAAGTTAGCAACCCACTTTCCAGCATCTTTAGTTTTTCCCCAAAGACCTTTCTTTTCACCTGATTTGCTAGACTCGCTTTTTTTATTCTCTTTTTTCTTAGCGAATAATCTTGTTTTAAATGTTAATCCCATTT